CCGCATCGACTGCGAGATTGAGCATGAGACATACGGATGGATACCGTTCACCTGCGACCCCAATGATACCGGGGCCTTGTTCGACACGGCGGCGCTCCACGCCACGATGGACGCCGACCCTGAGACTGCCGCCTACGTCCCGCCGACGCAGGCAGAGTTGGACGCCGCCGCTGCCGCAGACGTGCGGGCACAGCGCGACGGCCTGCTTGTGTCAGATGTAGACCCCATCGTCAGCAACCCGCTCCGCTGGGCTGATCTCAGCGCGGAGAAGCAAGGCCAGTGGGCCACCTACCGTCGCGCTTTGCTCGACATTACGGCGCAGGCTGGCTTCCCCCATTCGGTGACTTGGCCGACTAAGCCGGAGTAAGTGATGAGCAACGAGATGCTCATGAACATTGGCTTGACTTCTGGCTGTGTGAATGGCCCGAAGACATTGGCTAAACTCGTCTGGTGATGTATGATCTGGCGCACAGGAGAACCCTATGCCGTTAATTCCGCTCCAGATACCGCCGGGCGTCTACCGCAACGGCACCGAGTATCAGGCCAGTAACCGCTGGTATGACGCCAATCTGGTCCGTTGGATCGACGGCACCATGCGTCCAGTTGGTGGCTGGCGCTCACGCGACACCGTAGGATCGACCGCACCAAGGGCGGCTTTGGCATGGCAAGACCTTAGCGGAGATCGTCGGTACGCGGCTGGCTTCCACAACGCTCTAAAATCTGTCCTAGCGTCTGGCACCGTGGTTGACATCACGCCGAACGATCTGGTGGCTGGAAGCCTGAATGCTGCGGTAAACACTGGCTATGGTGGCGGGTTCTACGGCCTTGAGGCTTACGGCGTTGCGCGTGCGGACAAGGGCAACTACGGCGAGGCCACGACGTGGGCGCTCGACAACTGGGGTGAATACCTAGTCGCGTGTTCTGTGGCCGACGGACGCTTGCTCGAGTGGGACTTGGACGCCGCGAACAATGCCGCCGCGATTAGCAATGCCCCGACTGACAACCTGTCACTCGTTGTCACTGGCGAGCGGTTTCTTTTCGCTCTCGGCGCTGGTGGCAACCCCCGCAAGGTTCAATGGTGCGACCGCGAGGACAACACGGTTTGGACGCCTGCGGCGACCAACGAGGCTGGCGACATTGAACTACAGACCAGCGGGCAGATCATGCTGGGCATCAAAACGCGCGGCCAGACGCTGATCCTGACCGACCAAGACGCCCACGCGGCGACCTATCAAGGGCCGCCGTTCGTGTACGGTTTTGATCGTGTCGGCTCTGCGTGCGGCATCATCGCCCGCAAGGCTGCCGTTGCCGTGGACGAGGGCGTTTTCTGGATGGGAAAGCGTGGTTTCCACATCTACTCCGGCGGCGCAGTCCAAGACATCCCCTGCGAGGTGGCAGACTACGTTTTCGGCGACATGAGCGGGGCGCAGTCGTCTAAAATTTACGGCGTGAGCAACCAGCAATTCAACGAAATCTGGTGGTTCTATCCGTCAAGCGCGTCGAATGAAAACGACAGATATGTCGTTTTTAACTACGCCGAACGCCACTGGGCCATCGGGACGATAGCGCGCACGGCTGGCGTGGACAGTGGCGTATTCCGCAACCCTATCTGGTTCAACACGGCTGGCGTGTCATACGATCACGAAACTGGCTTGGCGCTTGACGGGGCCGACGTGTATGCCGAGAGCGGGCCGATTAGCCTTGGCGCTGGCGACAATGTCATGGTGGCGAATATGCTGATCCCTGATGAGAAGACGCAGGGCGACGTTACCGCGACGTTCAAGACGCGCTTCCACCCCAATGACACGCAGCGCACCTACGGGCCTTATTCTATGGCTAACCCCACCAGCCTGCGCTTCACGGGCAGGCAAGTGAATGTGCGGGTTGATGGTGCGCGCCTTGCAGATTGGCGCGTCGGCATCATGCGCCTTGACGCCAAGCCGGGTGGCCTGCGGTGAGTTTAGGTTTCAGCCCGCCACCAGTAACGCCTGACCTTCAGGTATGGGCGCAAAACATTGTGTCCTACTTGCGGCGCACTGCGTCTCGCTTGCAGTTCAAGAATACAACGTCTTCGGCTGTTGATGACGGATCGATCTTGTGGGACGCGGTCGGCGGTTACCCGGTCATCTCAAAGAACAACGAGTGGCGGCAGATCGTGCTGGCGGACGGCTATGCGATCTTCGGTCAAGATGCGAACATCACGGCAGCGGCGGCCAACACGGCTTATAAAATTGCGCTGGACAACATTTCCGCGCAAGGAATAACGCTGACAGGCTCACCGCTGACCGAGATCACGTTTGTTGAGGGCGGTCTGTATTCGGTCGCCTTCACGGCGCAGATCGCATCGTCGTCATCCAGCACTGTTGAGTTCCGCTTTTGGCCTCGGGTCAATGGGAGCGACGTAGTGGGCAGCACCATCGTTGCCAGCCTGCACAACAACGGCGCGACGATCACGGTATCTAGGACGGCGATTTTCAACTTCTCAGCAGGCGATGTGCTGAATGCGATGTGGGCCACCGACAGCACCAGCGGCAGCCTGACGGCACATGCTGCAACAGCTTATGCTCCAGCCGCCCCGTCTGTCACAGTTGCAATCAACCGGGTGCAGGCATGACGCTCTTGGAGCATTGCCGCAAGTGGATCGAAGACGCCTTGGAATACAGCGGAGGATCGCATGATTTCCAAGATGTTGTGGACGGAATTTTGGCTGGCCGGATGCAGTTGTGGCCTGCTGAAAAGGGGTGCGCTGTCACTGAGATTGTGATATACCCTAAGAAAAGTGTCCTGCACGTTTTTTTAGCCGGTGGTGAGATGGAAACAATCGTCAACATGATTGATTCCGCCGTGGCTTGGGGAAAGACACAGGGCTGCACATCAATGACAATCGCTGGGCGACGTGGCTGGGAGCGAGTTCTTGCGAAGCACGGATACAGGCCAGTGATGACGGTGTTGGAAAGGGACTTTGAATGAGCGGCGGCGGTAAGGGTGGTCAGTCCACCACGGAAGTCAAAATCCCCGAATGGCTTGAGACTGCCGCACGCGGCAATATTGGGCGTGCTGAGAACGTGGCTGGCCTTGGGTACACGCCCTATTACGGCCCGGACGTTGCTGCGATGACGCCGATGCAGACGGCGGCTGGCCAAGGCATCAACACGGCGGCAGGTGCCTTCGGCCTTGGCTCCGGCGAATTGTCGATGGGTATGCCAGCGCCTCAGACCTTCGCTGGTGGCGTGCAGGGCTACTCGTCCGGCGGCCTTTACGACGAGGCTCTGGCTGAATTGCAGCGCCGCGCACCGGGCCAGTATGACGCCATCACGGGCATGTTCATCAACCCGCAGACGGGTGCAGCGCCTCTCAGCTTCGGTTCTGGCGTCTCGCCGATGGCCCCGATGGCCGCCGCTCCTGTCACTTACGCACAACCGGCCCCGGTTGGCGGATCGGGCCGCGCGCCTTTGGCGTTTGGTGGCGGCGCTGGTCGCAGCACGACCTCGATGGCAACTCCCGGTGCATACATGCCGGGTGGTATTTTCACTCGCGACCCGAACAGCGCAGTTAATCGCGCCGCAGCGGCCTTGAGCGGTCCGCAGCGCGCTCCTACTCAAGCTGATCGTCCAGTTACTCGCTCTAGCGCAGCAAGGAAGAAATAACATGGCAGGCGGCGCAAACCCCCAAAACGTGCAGGCCCCCAACTTCGGCGGCAACGTGTTCCAGCAATCTCAGCAGGCGCTGACCGGCGCTTTGCAAGGCACGACGGCGGCTGGCATGAACATGCCCGACATCTCGGCCTTCCAGAACCCCTACAACCAGCAAGTCATCGACACCACGATGGCCGATCTGGAACGCCAGCGCCTGATGCAGCAAAACCAGCTTGGCGCTCAGGCCACCGCTGCCCGCGCTTTCGGCGGATCGCGTCAGGGCATTGCCGAGGCTGAAACCAACCGCGCCTTCGCACAACAGGGCGGCCAGCTTGCGGCCCAGCTTCGCCAGCAAGGCTTCAACACCGCTCTCGGGGCCGCTCAGGGTCAGCAGGGCCAACAGCTTGCAGCCGCAGGCCAGCTTGGCAATCTGGCACAGCAGGGCTTCAACATGGGCCAATCCATCAACCAGCAACAGCAGCAATTCGGCACGATGCAGCAGGCCATCAATCAGGCCCTGATCGACGCCGCACGCGCGCAGTATGGCGGCTTCACGGGTGCGCCTATGGCTTCGCTGTCGGCACCTCTGGCGGCTGTCGGTGCGGCCAACATGGGGCAGAACACCTCAACGCAGACCCAGCGTCCGGGCCTGTTTAACTATCTGTCGCTTGGTCTTGGGGCGCTGTAATGAGCGTGATGGACTACGCCAACGCGATTGCGAGCATCGAAAGCGCCGGAAGCGGCGACTATGCTGCGCTTGGCCCGGTCACGAAGAAGGGCAACAGGGCTTATGGCCGCTATCAGGTCATGGACTTCAACATCGGCCCGTGGACTGAGAAATACCTTGGCCGCCGCATGACGCCTGAAGAATTCCTTGCCAGCCCAGAGGCGCAGGACAAGGTGTTCGCTGGCGAATTCGGGTCGTATGTCCAGAAGTACGGCAACCCGCAGGACGCGGCCTCTGCTTGGTTCACTGGGCGGCCCTTGTCTGAGGGCGGCAATCGCAGCGACATTCTCGGCACCACGGGCAACGTGTACGTTGACAAGTTCAACCGCGCGCTTGGCGTGGGTGGCTCGCCAATGCCGGGGCCGACCACCGCTTTCGGGCCGGGGACGCCGATGGCAGCCGCGCAGCCGATGATGCAGCCGACGATGCAGCCTGCCGATCCGTTCGAGGACATGGGCGTTCTGTCTCGCTTGGCGGCCAGCCGTGGCATCGCGCAGGACGCGGAGGCCGCGCCGATTATGAACCTGTTCAATATTCTGACGCAGAAGAAAGACCCGCGCTTGGCCGAGGCCGCAAAGGCGCGTGGTGGTTTCTTCGGGCTTTTGGGGGGCTAAATGGCTAACGACAGTCGAATGTATGCGGGAATGGGCGCTGTTCCTATGCCAGCACAAGTAGCCGCTCCCATGCCTGCTCAGGCTGCACCGCAGCGCCAAGGTTTGCTCGGTGGCTTCTTCGGGCCGGAGGGCCGTGACGCTCGCGCCCGGCTCGCCATTGGCCTTGAAGGCCTCACGATGAACCCAAATCAGGCGCTGATTGGGCAGTTGCAGCAAGGCATTGAGGATCGCAAGATCGAAGGCGAGCGCAACCGCACGCTTGAGTGGCTTTCCACGCTTAACACGCCGGAAGCCCAGCGCGCCTTGCAATATGCTCAGGCGACCGGCGACATTGTTGGTGCTGCAAAGATGGTTTTGACGCCAGCAACTCAGGAGCGTGGTGTTGTCGTCGGAAACGACATCGTTGACCGAATCACCGGCAACGTCATCTACAAAGGCCCGGAGCGAGAAGAACTGACCCCGGCTGCGTTTGTCGCCCTTGACTTGCAGGCACGCGCCGCTGGGTTCGAACCGGGAACGCCCGAATACAAGGAATTCATGGCAACCCGTGGCGCAGGATTGGCGGCAGAAGCGCGTGCGATTGGCACGGTTCGCGGCGAAGCTACTGCGGCTGCGCCAGTTGACGTGGCCACCGCAGACACAACTTTGCAATTGATTGCCGACCTGAGAGCCGATCCGGGCCTTGAAATCGCAACTGGTGCATCGTCAGTCTTCAACATCGCTCCCGGCACGCCCGGATATGACTTCCAGAACCGCGTCAACCAGCTTCTTAGCGGTGGCTTCTTGACGGCTATCGACCAGCTTCGTGGCATGGGATCGCTGTCCAACGCTGAAGGCCAGACTGCAACGCGGGCTATCAGCCGCATGGATACTGCAACCAGCACGCCAGCCTTCCTTGACGCTCTGGCGGATTATGAGGCCATTGTTCGGGTTGGCCGTGAGCGGGCGGCAGCGCGCCTTCAGGCCCCGGCTGCTGGCACTGCGGCACCAGACACTGGCACGACAACCCGCCTGCGCTTCAATGAAGAAACAGGAGAATTTGAATGATTGAGATCGAACTTCCCGACGGTCGCATTCTAGAATTCCCTGAAGGCACCGATCAGTCAACAATGCGTCAAGCTATCAGTAAGTTGATGATGCGTGACCGCATTGCAGCCGCAAGGGCTGGCACTCTGGAAATGCGGCCCGGATCGGCAGAAGCAGCCGCAGCCGCCAACGAGCAGGCTATGGCGCAGATGGTGCCTGAGCGCACCTTGGGCCAGACGATCTACGAAAACGTGATCGGCAGCGGCGCTGTTGACACGCCCGGCGAACGGTTGGGTGAGTTGATCCGTGGCGGTGGCGCTGCGGTTGCACGCGGCATTGCCGACGTTCCCGCCATCCCCGCAAACCTTGCCCAACTGGGGGCGGCTGGTGTTGAGTACGCTCTTGGCATGGAACAACCCTCTATGGTGTCCCGTGGCCTTGCCGCACTGCCAGACACCCGCGAGATGCTTGCGTCTATCCCGGTGATCGGGCCGGAAAGCCGCTATGTCGCTCCGGGCCTGCTTGGCGAATACGTCTCGACAGCCGGAGAGTTTGCAGGCGGCGCTGGCGCTCTTGGTGGGCCTAGCGCAATGCTGCGCTACGGCGCTGTCCCCGGCGTTGCCAGCGAGGCCGCTGGTCAGGCAACTGAAGGCACGGCCCTTGAGCCTTACGCGCGCACTGGGGCAGCCATCGGAGCGTCATTGCTTGCTTCTCGTCCCGGTGCCTTTGTCGGTGACGACGAGACAGCCCGCATGGCGAACGTGCTGCGCGAAGCTGGCGTTGATGTCACGACCGGGCAAGGCACAGGTTCGCAGGCGTTGATGCGAATGGAGGGCCGTCTTGAGGCGACCGACAAGCAGCTTTCGGACTTCACAGCAGCCACCATGCGCCAGCTTGGAAGCAACGCAAAAATTGCAACACCGACAAATCTTGCTGCAACGCAGCGCGAAATCGTCAAGCAAATGGACGACGCGGTCAGCGGCGTGAACATCGTCCCGACTCGCACGCAGGCTCAGGCTGCGGTGAAGGTGGCGACGGATTACGTTGACCGCGTTCCAGCAGGTCAGCTGACACCTCGCATTCGTGGAATTGCTAACGAAATCAAAGCCTTGGCTGCAAGAGGCAAAGACGTTCCTCTGTCGCGTCTGAAAGAATGGCGCTCCGACATCGGCGACTTTACCGTCTCGTCCGACCAAGCAACCAGAAACGCGGCGCATTCCCTGCGAAATTTGATTGACGACATGACCGATCAGGCGCTGACAACGGCGGGCAGGGCTGACGACATCGCTGCGCTTGCAAAGGCTCGTGAGGCATACCGCAACTTCATCGGAGTTCGTGATGCTGCCACAAGAGGTGCTTCCGAGGGCGGCATTTTGTCTCCGACGCAACTTAATCAGTCGATGATCCGCGCCCAAGGCCGCGAAAATTATGCCGTTGGCCGCACGACGCCCATGACCGACTTCACCCGCTCGGCGGCAGCCACATTGCGCCCAGCCCCTGCGGTTTTGTCGGGTGGTCGGCGCACTTTCTCTGAGGCATTGCCTGCCGCTCTTAGCGCGGCTGGCGCTAGTGCTGGCGTTGGCGCTTCTCTTGGCGCTGGCCTTGGCCCATTTGGGGCTGTCTTGGGAGGTGCATTGGGTGGTATCTCTGGTGCGCTGGCTCCTGCCACAAGCCAGCTTGCAACGCGGTCTGCGCCGGTGCAAGCATTGCTGCGCGACCCTAGAGGCGCGATCACTGAAGCGGCCCGCATCCTGCCCGGCCTTCTCTCACAATAACGGAGACACAGATGCAGCCGAAAAGCCTGTCGGAAGACGAAATCCAGAACACCGTGACCAGCGCGGTGCGCGAGGCTGTGGACTTCGTGGAAACCGAAGTCTCGCCCGACCGCATCAAGGCGCAAAAGTATTTTGACGGCAAGTCTGTGGTGGACTTCGAAGAAGGCCGCTCACGGGTCGTGGCAACCAAGGTGCGCGACACCATCCGTGCCATCAAGCCCGCCCTGATGCGCGTGTTCCTGCAATCCGACAAGCCGGTGGAATTCATCCCGAACACCCCGCAGGCCGTCATGGGTGCCGATCAGGCGACCAAATACGCCAAGTATATCTTCGAGCGTAACAACGGCTTCCGCATCCTGTCTGACGTTTTCCATGACGCCCTCATCAAGAAGGTCGGCGTGGCCAAGGTCTACTACGACGAGGTGCAGCACGTTGAGATCGACGAATACAGCGACCTGACGCCTGAGCAGCTTGCCTTCATCGAAAACGACCCGGAAAGCGAAGTCCTCTCGCAAGAGGAGACGATCATCGCCGAGGCCGTGATTGACGAGATGGGCATGGAAATCCAGCCGCGCATGGCCAGCTACAACTTGCGCGTTGCCCGCACGTCCACCAAGGGCCAGATCAAAATCCAGAGCGTTGCCCCCGAGGACTTCTTCGTGGACCGCATGGCCGTCAGCATTGACGACTGCTACGTCTGCGGCCACACCAGCGAGGCCCGCGTCGGCGATCTGGTGGCGATGGGCTTTGACTTTGAGACTGTCTACAACCTCGGCGGCGCTGCCGATGGCACGGTTGACGACGAGGAAGAATTGGCCCGCCGTGGCTGGGATGACACCGACGACGACGAAAACGCAGCCGACCCGTCGATGCGGAAGGTGCAGTTTACCGAAGCCTACATGAAGATGGACATTGAAGGCACGGGCGTTCCGCGTCTTTACAAGTTCATCTGCGCGGGCAACGACTACGAAATCTTGGATTACGAACTGTGCGATTACATCCCGTTCGCAATCTTTGAGGTCGATCCTGAGCCGCACACCTTCTTTGGCCGCTCGCTGGCCGAGATCGTGACCGAAGATCAGGATGCGGCAACGTCGCTCCTGCGCGGCCTTCTGGACGGGCTGGCGATGGCCAACAATCCCCGCGTGATGGCCGTTCAAAACCTCGTGAACATGGACGACCTTCTCAACAACGAGATCGGCGGCGTGGTGCGGGTTAAGGACATCAACGCCCTGCGCGAGTTCTCCATCGGCAACGCGGCCACGGCGGCCCTGCCAGCCTTGCAGTTCTACGACGAGGCTGTCCGTGCCAAGACAGGCGTGACAGGCGCGGCTATGGGCATGGATGCCGACGCCTTGCAGTCGCAGACCGCCGCTGGCGTCAATGCCGCCGTGCAGGCCGCGTCTGCGGTGTCTGAACTGATCGCTCGCAACTTGGCTGAAGGCGGGATGCGGCAGATGTTCCGCCTGATCGCCCAGATCGCACGCGCCAACCCGAACCCGAACGAGATGATGCGTCTGGACGGCCAGTTTGTCCCGGTCGATCCGCGTTCGTGGACCAACGACCTTGATTTGGTCACCAACGTCGGCTTGGGCAACAACCGCCGCGAGGATCGGATTGCGGCCCTGCAAATGACCATGCAGACGCAGATGCAAATCTGGCAAGCCTACGGGCCGACCAACGGCATCGTGAGCATGACGGGCATCCGCAACACGCTGGCGGACATCTTGGGCATGGCGGGCATCCACAATGCTGACCGCTACTACAACCCGATGAACCCGCAGATCGAACAGCAGTTGATGGCAATGGCGGCGCAGGCTGCACAGGGTCAGCAGCAACAGCAGCCGTCTGATCCGAACGCAGCCTTCTTGCAGGCTGAACAGATGAAGATGTCGGCCCGCGTGCAGGCTGACATGGCCAAGACGCAGCTTGACGCCGAGAAGATGCGGATGGATGATGATTTGGAGCGGGATCGCATGGCTCAAGACCTTGCGATTAAGGCCGCAGAACTCCTCGCAAAAACTGGTGTTCAGCTTGATCTGAACGCCATTAAGCGCGAGCAACAGATGCCGAGGATGCCATTTGTCCCTAATCAAACAGCGGGCTTCTGAAGCCAGATCACTCCTCGCCGATCACGTTTTCCAAGCCGTGATCGGCGAAATCCGCGATGATGCGGTGGGGGTGTTTTTAAATGCAGCCTGTGATATAAACAGGGTTGCGGCGGCACACGAAAGTGTGCGCGCCGTTCAACTCATACTCGACGCCATCCAAGCGCGACTAGACGCCGAGATCGTTGAGGCAAAACAGGATCGGGACCGTGCAAACGACTGATACACTTGAAGCGGCTGTTGATAGCCTGCTTGCTCCTATGAACGACGAACCGAAAGCCCAACCAGAAACGGCGGCAGAGGAAGAAGTCGAGAGCGAAATTGAAGCGGATGATGAAGGCCAAGAGGCCGATGCCGCAGACAATTCCGAGGACGACGGCGAAGAGCCTGAAGCCGAGGATGATGAGGATGAGGAAAACGAAGAAGCCGACGCCCCAGAGACACCAGCAACCTATTCCGTCAAAGTTGACGGCAAGGAAATGCAGGTCACCCTCGAAGAGCTAAAGCGGTCATTTTCGGGTAATGCCTACGTCCAGAAGGGAATGCAGGAGGCCGCCGCTGTCCGCAAGGAAGCAGAGGCCCTCTTCCAAACCCTTCAAAACGAACGACAGCAGTTCCTTGCGACGTTGGAGAATGTCCAACAGCAGGGGATCATGAAGGCCCCGCAGGCTCCTGATATCCGAATGCTGGACAGTGATCCAATCGGATACATGCAGGAGAAGGCGAAATACGAGATCAAAGCGCAAGAGTTTCAGGCGCAGCAACGGCAACTTTACGAGCAGTCCCAGCGCCAAACGGCGCTTCAGGAACAGGCTCGTCAAGTGGAACTGCAAGAGCAGGCCCGCCGTTTGACTGAGGCCATCCCTGAGTTCGCCAACCCTGAAAAGGCGGCTGTTCTCAAGGCGAACCTCGTGGGCTTTGCTTCGAAGTACGGGCTTTCGGCTGAAGAAGTGGCAAGCACAGTCGATGCTCGCCTCGTGCAAGTTTTGTATGACGCTTATCGCTATAATCAGCTTTCAGCGGTAAAGGGACAGGCTAAGAAGCCCGAACCCCCGCGCAACGTGAAGCCGATGCCGCGTAAGCCTGCACCTGAGAAAATCGTTCGTGATCGACAGATGAAGGCCGCAAAGAGATCGGGAAAGCCAGAGGCTTTCATTGATCTTCTTTTCCGTTAAACCCTGAAAGGACGACATCATGGCACAGCCAACCAATACCTTCGACTCGTATGATGCCCGTGGCATCCGCGAAGACCTGTCCGACGTGATCTATGACATCTCGCCGGAAGAAACCCCCTTCTACACCGCTTGCGCTAAGGCAAAAGCGTCTAACACGCTGCACGAGTGGCAGACCGACGCCCTGCGTTCGTCGGGCGACAACGCCCACATCGAAGGCGATGACACCATTGCTGAAGCCCGTTCGGCCACCGTTCGCTTGAACAACCGCACGCAAATCTTCAAGAACTCGGTCGTCATCCCGGGAACTGATGTTGGACTGAACAAAGCCGGTCGCGCACGCGAGATGGCCTACCAAGTTTTGAAGATTTCTAGAGAACAAAAACTCGATATCGAAAAGGCGATGTTTGCTAACCAAGCAAAAGTCGCGGGCGATGCCACGACCGCTCGCCGCATGGCTGGCGTTCCGGCTTGGCTGACCACCAACACCAACTTCCAATCCGGCTCCAGCGGTGCTGACCCGACCGGCGACGGCTCCAACGCCCGCACCGACGACGGCACCCCGACTGCATTCTCGCAGACCAAGTTCGACAGCGTTATGCAGTCGATCTGGGTTCAGGGCGGCAAGCCGGACTCGGTGTACCTGTCGGCCTTCCAGATGAACCTCGCTCTGGGCTTCACTGGTAACAACAACCAGCGTTCCAACATCACGGCTGAAGCTGAGAAGGTCATCAAGCACATGGCCGTCTACGTTACCCCGTGGGGCACTGTTGAATTCAAACCGACCCGCGAAAACCGCGCTCGGGACGTGTTCATCATGCAGGACGACATGTGGGCCGTTGGCGTTCTTCGCGCTACTCGTAACGAAGAACTGGCCAAGACCGGCGACAACGAGAAGCGTCAGGTTGTCACCGAACTGACCTTGGTCTGCCGCAACGAAAAGTCGTCAGGCGGCATCTACGACAACACCACCTCGTAATCGTGACGGGGCGGGCTTCGGCTCGCCCCTTTCCTCATCTCATGGCTGAAGGAAATTCCCATGCCCTCAAATTATTTTGAGAACTACGGCATCGTCACGGTCACGTCTGCGACTGTTTCGATCACCGACGAGGCTCACGTTGGCCAGCGCGTTATCTTCAACCGCGCTGCCGGCGTGACCGCAACCCTGCCGGAAGCAACCGGCTCGGGCAACCGCTACGAGTTCATCGGCCTCGTCGATGCCTCGGGCAGCCAGATCATCAAGGTCGGTGACAACACCGACATCATGATGGGCGTGGCCTATCTGGGCAACGACAGTGCAGGTGCCTCGTGCTTCTACACTGCCGACACCTCGGACACGATCACGCTGGACGGATCGACCAAAGGCGGCCTCAAGGGCTGGCGTGTAGTCTGTGACGACATCGCTGCCAACACTTGGGCAGTCATGGTTATGTCGGAAGCCTCTGGCACCGAAGCGACCCCGTTCTCGGCCACCGTGTCGTAACGAAAAGAGGGGCGGGCTTAGGCTCGCCCCTTCTTCACAATGAGAGAATATCGCGTAACATGTGACACAATATTCCGGGGAGGCATCCGCTATCGTCGCGGGCAAATCCTACGGATGCCGCCGGAAGTGGCGGACGTTATGCGTTTGGCCTACCCTAATCTGACCTTTGAGGACGCCCATGTCGAAAATCGCGGAGAAGATGTTCGAGGAGGACGGGAAGATCATCGTGCAGCAGAAGCACGACTTCACCCCGGTTCTGGAGCGAGCGAAAGCCCTAAAAAGCGCCGGGGCAGACAGCCTCGGGGAAAGCAAATTAGTTGGATTGGTCCCGATGAAGGTGTGGGCTGAGTGGGCCAAGAAGTGGGGCGTCAATCCCAACGACGCGGCGGCCATGCGTGAGGTTGTGGCCCGTGAGTTGAACAGCAGCGACAACGCTCACCTGCGCGTCTGGGAGGGGCGTTACTGATGACCATTGAGATGCTCTGGAGTCTTGGGCTTTCGGCTATCCTTGGCCTTGTTAGCTACATCCTGAAGGGACACGCCGATGAGGTCCAGCGGCTGCAAATACTGCTCAACAGGACGCGCGAAGAGGTGGCCAAGGAATATGTGACCAAGGTTGAGGTCCACGGCGACTTCAATCGGGTCATAGCACGGATCGACAACCTTGATGCCAAGATCGACCGCATCTTGCAGGGGATGAGCAAATGAGACTAGCAATCCTTCTCTTGGTCGCCGGGTGCGGCCCTGTTACTGTATCGTCCGTGGCCTACACGACGGCCTGCCCGAAAGGTGACCGCCAGTGCGAGATCAGACAGAACGCGGAGACGCTTTACTACATGGCGCACGGAGACGCGGCCAACGAACTGCTTTGCTCTGGAGAGACGCGGGACGTTATGGGTGCGCTCTGCTCTGTCTACTGACAGCGACGGCCAGCGCCCAAGTCACGGGCGATCTGAACACCAACAGCGGCAACACCAACTCCACCATCGACAGCGGCAACATCTCGACCAGCGAGACGAAGAACTACAACGGCGCAGGCTCGTCGCCGTTCTCAACCCCTGTGCCGACAGCCGCCGCGCCGACAGTCATGGGTGGCGGTGGCAACGATAGCTGCCTCATCCCCTACCAGCAGGCGTTTCAAGTCAGCATCTTCGGCAGGGCCGAGGGCAAGATGGAACAAGACCCCGAGTGCAACCGCCGCAAGGATGCCCGCCTCTTAGGCACACCACAAGAAGCTGGCGGCCTTGGCCTGCAAGTCAGCGGCATCTCAGTCATGTGCGACAGCCCTGACATCTTCAAGGCAATGGCCTTGGCGTCCACTCCATGCCCAATTTACTCCATCGCTACAGGTAAGTTGCTCGTTGGGCGGGAAGGGTATCTCGCAATGCGTGACGACCCCTATAATTATGTGATAGGATACGCGGAAGATCAGGCGTTCTGGGACGCCTTCCTACTCATGAACGAGGAGTTGCCGGATGTCCTGCCTCAAGAAAACAGTGGCCCTACTTTGTCTGAGCGTTTCCGCCGCTCACGCCGATCCGACGATGACCGATCTACAGGGGTCGGCACAGACAATCCTTAACCAGCTTACCGCCTCGCAGAGCCTGACTGCCGGGGCGACATACAGCGCCAGCAACGGCGACATCCTCGCACCGGGCGTCATGCAGACGGCGACCATCACTGAGCAGATGCGGCTGGACTACAACGCCGATGTGCAGGGGGTGATCGACGCGACGTACTACAACGCCGAGATGTTGTTTCAGGATCAATACGCCGCAACAATGGTCAATCTCGATTCGGCTGTCGATAACCTCGTTGCCGCGACTGCGGTTCTAGCCGAGGTGCAGGCGGTCGCCAACATGGCTGCCAACGCCGACACGGTCACTGAGCAGCTTGCCGTGCAGGCCGTCCTGTCCAGCAACGACATGACCATCACGGCGGCTGACGTGAACAACTACAACAGCGCTCTCGGCGCTGTGCAGTCATACGCCCGCGATGCTGGTGCCTTCTTGGCCGCGTCTCGCAACTCAACCATGACCGGGACTGTCGATGCCTACGCCTCCAACAGCGGCACCAGCCTCTACGGCGCAACGGTGGCCTACAGCGCCACGGCTGACCTCATGAACATCTCAGCCGCCAACGCCTTCGGCATCGGCTTGCAAGGATTGCTGCAAGCCAACACTGTGTCGCTGGAGGATGTCTACG